CTTCAACTCAAGCTCTTCTTAGATTTAGACAGGGTGGGTTCGTTCCTATTCACAGCGACGAAGAACTTACTTACGAACCCAGAAGAGCGTACTCTCCTTATTAGGAATAATAAATGGCAATAGAGCCTGCATACTTAGATCAGAATATGCTCATGGATTCCGATATGGAGGAAGAAGAACTTTCTATTTCCATCGAGAATCCTGATGCGGTTTCGATAGAGACCGAAGACGGTGGGATGCTGATCGACTTCGACCCTGTAGGCGAAGAATTTGAAGATGTTTCTTTTGATTCAAATCTTGCTGAGTTTATAGACGAAGGCGACCTTAGAGAGATTGCATCTGAATTAGTTTATTTAGCTAAAGCAGATAGGGATTCTAGGAAGGACTGGGAAGAGACTTACATAAAAGGTCTCAAGCAGTTAGGCATGAAGATTGAGGATAGGTCTACTCCTTGGCCGGGAGCGTGCGGCGTTCAGCATCCAGTTTTAGCTGAAGCGGTTGTGAGATTCCAAGCCCAGACAATTACTGAGATATTCCCCAACGACGGCCCGGTTAAGGTCAAGATGGTTGGGAAGATGACCGATGAGAAAGAGAAGCAGGCTTACAGAGTCAAGGAGTATATGAACTACTTGATTACTGAGGAGATGTCTGAGTACAGATCTGAAACCGAGAAGATGCTTTTTAATCTTGCTCTTGCGGGTTCAGCATTTAGAAAAGTCTATTTCGATCCCTCAATGAACAGACCTTGCTCAATGTTTATCCCGGCAGAAGACCTTCTTGTAGCTTACGGTTCTCCCTCTTTAGACATGGCAGAGCGCGTTACGCATGTCATGAAGAAGACTCCCAACGAAATCAGAAAGCTGCAAGTTTCTGGGTTTTACAGAGATATAGAACTCTCCAAGGGTGGTGCAGGGAACACCGATATTCAGGATGAGTACGACGACTTAACTGGCGACTCCCCCACATTTTCTAGCGATGAGAGGCATTCGGTCTATGAAATGCACATAGACTGGGATCTCAAGGGATTTGAAGACATGAAGGACGGGGAGCCTACCGGCGTCGCGCTTCCTTATGTCATTACCGTCGATGCAAGCAATTCTGAGATTCTGTCTATCAGAAGGAACTGGATTGAGTCTGACCCCAACAGAAAAAAGAGAAACCACTTTGTCCATTACGAATACCTCCCCGGTATGGGCTTCTACGGGTTTGGCCTCATCCATCTAATTGGCGGAATAGCAAAGTCGGCTACTTCTCTTCTTAGACAGCTTGTTGATTCTGGAACTTTAGCAAACCTGCCCGGAGGACTTAAAGCTAGAGGCCTTAGGATTAAAGGAGACGACTCTCCGATTATGCCGGGAGAGTTTAGAGATGTTGATGTTCCGGGTGGTTCAATTAGAGACAACATCACGTTCCTTCCGTACAAAGAGCCTTCGAATGTTCTTCATCAACTTCTTCAGAATATTGTAGAAGAAGGAAGAAGGTTTGCTTCTATCACCGACATGAAAATTTCTGATATGAACCAGCAAGCTCCCGTCGGGACAACGCTGGCGATTATTGAAAGATCAATGAAGGTGATGAATGCGATACAGGCAAGAATTCATTACTCGATGAAAAGAGAGTTCAAGATACTTGCAAATATCGTAAGGGATTACATGCCCGAGGACTACGAGTGGGAAGTCGATGGGACTGACGTGATGAAGTCCGAAGACTTTGATTCGAGAATAGACGTTATTCCGGTTAGCGATCCAAATTCTTCCACGATGGCTCAAAGAATCATGCAGTACCAAGCAGCTTTACAATTAGCTTCAACTGCGCCCCAGCTTTACAATTTGTCTGAATTACACCGCCAAATGCTTGACGTTTTAGGCATTCAAGGCGCAGAAGACATTGTTCCGACTAGCGATGATGTTAAAGCGATTGATCCTGTCTCCGAAAACATGAATATCCTCAAGACAGATCCGGTCAGAGCGTTTGTCTGGCAAGACCATGATGCTCATATACAAGTTCACCTTGACGCCGCAAAAGACCCCAAGATGCTTGAGATTGTTAAGAACTCCCCGAGGTCGGGCCAGATTGAAGCGTCGCTTGCTGCCCATGTGATTGAACACCTTGGATTTAAATACCGAAGAGAGATTGAAAAAGAACTTGGGGTTGAGCTTCCGCCCTACGGAGAACAGTTGCCGAGGGATGTTGAAGTTAGAATTTCTTCGCTCGTTGCTGAAGCTGGTAGCCGCTTGCTGGGTCGTGATGTGGCAGAAATGCAGTTAAGAGAGCAGATGAAGAAGATGGAAGATCCGATCGTTCAGCAACAGAATAGAAAGCTCGACATAGAAGAAACGAGAGTTCAGTCCAAGATGCAGACGGACGCGGCCAGAATCGCTGCTGATCTTAAGAAGGCTGCGCTTAGAGCAGACATCGAAAGAGAAAAGATTGAGTCTTCTGAGTTTATGAAGGGAGTTGAGATAGGGGCTGATGTGACCATTGAGGGTCGCAAGTTAGATGCTGAAAAGGAACAAAGTGAAACAGAAAGTTTCTTAGATGCGGTTCGAATAGGAAATGAGTTAGCAAAGGGCAACAAGGAGGACTGATGCCTGCGTCGGTCAGCGAAGTCTACACAGCTAGGCTTAGGGAATACTTAAACAACAAAGCAGATGACTTAGCAACTGGTTGCGCTAATGATTATTCTGATTACAGATATCGCGTTGGATTTATAGAGGGGATAGCTACAGCTGAAGCTGAGTTCCTTGAGATAATAAAGCGCGCAGCAGAGATAGAAGAATAACGTCCGATTGGACGCGAGGGTTTCTTCCTCCCCCTTAAGTGAGGTTGCAATCGGCAATAGCCGCAAGGAAAACAATGCCCGAAAAGGAATCGTCAGAGGATTTACAGGACTATCACGAGATACTGCAACAGGCCGGAAAACATTTACCAAAGCCAACTGGCTGGAAAATATTGGTTGCTGTGCCCAAAGTAGATCGAGTGACAGAAGGTGGTATCTACAAACCCGATGAGGTAATGCGAATCGAGGAGGTGGGTACAATCATAGGTTTGGTTCTTCAGCTTGGAGATCTTGCGTATAAAGATCCTAAGAAGTTCCCTTCTGGGAATTGGTGTCATCGTGGTGATTATATCATGATGCGCTCTTATTCTGGAACAAGATTTAAGGTTGGAGACCAAGAGTTCAGACTAATCAACGACGATACCGTGGAGGCGGTTGTTGAAGATCCCAGAGGGGTTGTTAAAGCGTTATGAGTTCAAGTCAAATAACTTCTTCGCCTATGAGCGATGCAAAACCGCAAGACGATTCTTTTGAGGAAGAAATAGAGGTCGATGTCGTTGATGACACGCCCGAAGAGGATAGAGGGAGATCTGCTCCCGATCTTAGATCTTCCGATGAACACGATGAAGAGCTTGGTAACTTTAGTCAAAATGTCCAGAAGAGGATAAAGAAACTTAAGTACGATTTTCATGAGGAACGCAGGGCAAAAGAAGCATCGACCCGAATGAGGGACGAGGCGGTTGCTTACGCGCAAAAAATCCAAAGTGAAAATCAAAGGCTCAGAGATCTCGTTGATCGAGGAGAAAAAGTTCTTGTCGATGAAGTAAAGACAAGAACTGAGCGCGACCTTGAGTCTGCAAGAATGCAGCTCAAGCGGGCTCATGAAGATGGTGATCCTGATTCTATTGTGTCGGCGCAAGAGCTTTTATCTAAAGCTGCTTACGAAGCGCAAAAGATTCAAGAGTACACACCGAAACCTCAGCAACCTCAGCAGCCCCAGCAAAGGTCGTTTACTCAACCTGACCAAAAGGCTGCTGATTGGGCAAAGAAAAACCCTTGGTTTAGGACCGATAAAGAAATGACTGCTGTCGCTTTAGCAGTTCATGAGGATCTTGTAACCAACGGTGTTGATACAAAGTCTGATGAATATTATCAGGCAATAGATAACAGAATCAGGGAAAGGTTCCCTGAGAAGTTCGGCGATGAAGACTATGAAGAAGATAGTCCGGTTCTTCGTTCCGATGAGAATCGCCGAAAGCCTTCGACGGTGGTAGCACCTGCAAAGCGAACTACTGGTGCAAGACCGCGCAAAGTTCATTTAACGAAGACCCAAGTTGCTCTCGCAAAGCGACTGGGTATTACTCCTGAAGATTATGCCAAGCAACTCTTAAAGTTGGAGAATCAAAATGGCTAGAAGCGATATCGCTGACGAGGAACAGGACTCGCGCGCTAAGAGAGAACATGACACCAGAGAGGTGTCTTCTCGCCCGGCATCTTGGAGACCGCCTTCAGTCTTACCTACACCTGACCCTCAGGACGGATATGTCTTTAGATGGATTCGTACTGCAATGAGAAATGAGAGCGACAACACAAATGTTTCTCGCCGGTTCAGAGAAGGATGGGAGCCAGTTAGGCTTGAGGATCATCCTGAGCTTAGATTGCTTCCTGATATTGACACTAGGTTTGACGGAGCTGCCGTTGTCGGTGGATTGATGCTTTGCAAGTGTGACGCTCGTACAGTTGAAGAGCGAAATGATTACATGCGAGAGCAATCTAGAACCCAAATGGATGCTGTTGATAATAACTTTTTAAGAGAGAATGACGCGAGAATGCCTCTGCTCCCTCCGGATCGGAAGACTCGCGTCAAGTTTGGCGACGGCTCTTAGGAGATGTTCTCCTACAAGTCGCCGCTTGATTTTTAGGAGAAACTAAAATGGCTTATGGATTGCGTCCCTATAAGGGAACGGCATTCGGTCAGTCTTACAATACTGGCGGGTTTAGCGAGTATCGTATTGACGTTTCCGCAGTTACTTACGATTGTTTTGTTGGAGACTTTATGACTCTGACGTCCACGGGAGAAGTGACTCGGACGAATGGAAGTACTGGCGCTACGCCCGTAGCAGGAACTCCGACGATAGGTGTTGCTGTTGGGTTTAGATATGTTAACCCCGATGGCGAGACTAAGTTTACGCAAAGGTATGTTGGTAATGCCAGCAATACCGATGCCTATGCTTACATCGTTGATGATCCCGAGGCGGCATTTCTGGTTCAGGCCACTGCTGCTGTCACGTTTGCCGATATAGGCGCTCGCGCTCCCGTCAGCAACTTTGCTGTCGCAGACGGCAGCACGGCATTGGGACTTTCCGGGATTACTCTCAATGCTGGCGCGATTGCCACGACTGGGACTCTTGCGCTTCAGATTATTGGCGTTCCCGAAGATGGCTCCAACGAAAACTCTACCACCCCCGATGTGATAGTTAGACTGACGCCGGGTGTGCATCAGTCGAATATCGCTACTGGCGTTTAGTAAGGAGTAACTAATCATGGCTATTTCTAGAGCGCAAATGATGAAGGAACTCCTGCCGGGGCTGAATGCCCTTTTCGGCAT